ACCCAGAAACATACCCACCAGCACCACCTAGAGCAGCACCCTTTAAAGCACCTTCAATCTCTCCGGTACTAAGCAACCCAGAAGTAGCGCCACCTAGTGCGCCTGCGACAACAGGGCCAAGCGTGCCAGCGCTCAAGTACGTTGCAAGCGCCCCAGCAATAGACGGGGCAATCTTCTCAAGGCCAGACTTAACCGTGGCTTGCTGCTGCGCCCCGAATACAGGGACGCCGTTTACAAAGTTGATGGTGTAGCGGGTAGATCCAGGGCCAGCAAATGTGCCACCCCAGGTAGATCCGCCGCCGCTAATGTCTGCAAACGCATATTCCGGGGGGATTTCTTGACCCGTACGAGTATTGATCAACGCTTGTCTAGGAGGGCCTTGCGTGTACGTTTGGTCGCCAGACTCGCCACCGCCGCCGCTAACCTGCATATCTCCAGGGACCGTGCCGATTGCAAGATCCTTGATCGAAAACACTCCGGCTTTCTCAAGCCGCTCTGCCATGTTTTGTATGACTTCCTCGGTATCAATACCAGGACGCCACACTTGGTCAAACACGCCAGCTTTTTTCAGCCCTTCTTGCTGTTGTCTAATTTCTTCGGCAATCGTTTCGCGCAACGGTTTATTACTTACCCCTTGAATAGGCAAGCCAGTAATTTGTGGGCTTGCAGCCATAGTAGTCACAGGCGTTGTCTGGCCTGGATAAACGCCAGCCGATATAGCATAGACAGGGCCAAGAGCAGGGCCGAACGTATCTAATACATCTTGATACGTCCAAGTGCTATCAGGAAAACCGGGTTTAACAGCCATGATTGCCTCACTTTGTCCCGAATGTGCCCTTCAGCCAGTCAAACACAGCAGTGCCAGCTTCTCCCAACCCTGACAGGGCACCCTTCAGCGGGCTGTTAGGATCGGACAGCAGCGTACTGCCTGCCAGCGCAACGCCAAGACCTTCCAGCAGCTTGTTAGGCTCGTACTTTGTCGATACGGTCTGACCTGTTGGGATACCAGACATACCTGATAGGAAGGTCTGTAGCCGTATATACGGTGCCATCTCTTCTTCTTGGAATTTCTGCATATTCGCAAGGTTTTGAGCTTGAGTGTAGCCTTCTTTAATCTGACCGACTCGCAACGCTTTTTCTGCATCGGCATACCTAGCTTGAGACAACGAAGGAGCAAGGGCAGATGCAGCTTCTTGACGCCCACGCTCAGACTCGTAACCTCTAAACGCCAAAGTTCCACCGATGTTGGAAAGTTCCCTCGCTAACCCAGTTGCAGCACGTTCCTGAAGCTGTTGCGCTGCACCAGATCCATATCTACCAGCACGCGAGGCTTGTGATGTGATGTTCTGAATTTGTTGTTGAAATGCTTCCTCTATAGGCGTTTTGGCCGCAGCAAACGCCCCGGTGAAAAATGGATTTAACCCAAGATAATCGCCGCTAATCGTTTTTCCTTGCTGTGCAAGAGCGTCAGTCAAAAGTTTGTTACTACCAGTGGCAACGTTGTATGCATCAGTAAGCGCCTTGCTTGTTTCGGCACTTGCCGAAACAGATCGAGCACCTTGATACACAGCAGGGTTACCCTCGCCATACAAAGTTTCTAGTCGATCAGCGGCAAGCTGGTTAAGGTTTGACGTCCCACCAGCCGGGGTAAGCGCTCCAGGCGCGGACGTAACGGTAGATGAAGATGGGCCACTCATGTCACACCTCTGCTGCCCACTTGACGGGCTTGAAACCCTGCTCAGGAGCTACCTGCTCCCAGCCTGGCCGTAATGATGAAAAGGTTAGTTTCTTAGCACCAGACTCTTTTGCAAGCTGTTTTGCAAGCTCCATAGCACCGTCCAGATTCCACTCTGCCCAGCCAGCCCACAGGTGCATTGCAGTCCGCTCTGGCTGCATGACAGCAAACGCTACAGGCTTGCCCTCTTCTACAGCCAGCCACAATGCTGCACGGCGCTCCTTACATTCAACGTAGACATCTTCCGGCAACCAAGGTTCCGGCGATGCTTGCGCGATTTCAACGAGCTTAGGACGCACCCACTCCCATACAGAAGCAAGCTGTTCAGGTTGTACGTATGTTTTAGCCCAGGACGACATATTTGTAGGTCTTGTTAGCGGTTGAGTTAGCAAAATGGTTGACGGTGCATTGACCCTGAATCTGGTTTGATGCGTACACATCCGAGGTTGATGACTCGTCTACCTTGTTAGCAGTGACAATGACACTCGGAGTAGATGGGCGAGTCGGGCTTGTCTGGGTAGGAAGTTGTTCAAGAATCACAGCAGTGTTAGTAGTCGACCACATGATTTCAACGTAGTCACCAGCATTAACTTGGTTGTAAAAGTTTAACGCCGCAATCAAGTGGCCTTTAATAGAACCATGCTTGTTAGGAACCGAGAACTTCGAGTTAGACCCAGCAATGTCAGTACCGTTCTTTCTGAACCACACATCGACATCTTCAATCTGCGAGTTATCGTTAGCAAACTGAATCGAGAACTGGATGTTGTAGATACCGCCCGTTGCAAACGTGATCCGCGAGTTGCTAACAACACTTACACCGTTGCTGAAGTCTGTCGTGTCTAGTGTGATCGCATAAGCAGTTGTGGTGCTTGCAGCAGACTGGTCTGTGGTGTCTTGAAAAGCCCCATAAGGCACGTTATCCGTGTTAGCAGCAGCAGAGGCAGCTACAAACAGAATAATGCTGTCCTCGCTGATTCTAGGATCATACAGAGTGGTTGTAGAAGCGCCACCCGTAGCAAGTGTAATGGTGCCTACAGAGTTGATCTTGCCATCGAGAGTACGATTGACGATCTCTGCAATGTCACGAGGTGTACCACCTTGTTGGGGTAGTCTGCGAAACATCACCGACCCCCTGCTGGGACTATCTCAACCTCTACACCAGTTGCGTTTGTCCAGTTGCCTGACGGCGTCAACGAAATTCGATGGTAACGACCAACAGAACGCAGTGGAATTCTGTTCTCACTCGATGCAGCAACAGCGGTTGAGTAGTTCAAATCACCATCCAACCTAAACCTACTAGCGACAGATACCGTTGCAGAACCATTCGCAATGAGTGGCCTCGCAAGTCTCAACATTGTATTAACAGGTTGTTCTATGTCACCTGTCGTAAGAACGGCAGTCAACGGTGTACCGCTGAACGTGACAATCTTTGCGCCCCTGACACCACCGAGAACAATCTGACCACCGGCCCATAAACGTGAGTCAAGAGATGCAGGTAGAGCGTCAAGTGAGGCAGAGTAGTTATCCAAACCTTCCACTGATACCGGAACAGTTGCAAGCGTTGAAACGTAATCCGCTGTTGTTTCAGCATACGACCATTTATCTGCTGCCCAGTTGTAAATGAGCAAGTATGTCTGAGCAAAGGTATTCTCGAAACCCCAGATCACGACTTTGTTAACCGGGTCAATCGCAGCAGAGATGTTCTGAATAACCGTAGGAGCTACGTTATCAAAAAACCACTTGTCTACCCGATCATTCCCAATCGGTTTGACAGTCTGCCCATCGCATACATAAAACCCGTCATCAGACAAGAAGTACGTAAAGCCACCAGACTGCACAATGCTACCGCGACTCATACACCCAAGACTACGAGTTATGTTGTCGAACTGGAAGTACAAGGGCGCACCGATATACGTCATGCGGTAAATGCTGCGCTCTAGCAAGACAATGCCAAACTCACCGCCTGTAATCCCCATGATGTCGCCACCATCGGGAATGAACTGGCTATCAGACTGAGAACCTGTACCAGGCGTCCAGTTCGTCTCGTCGTTTACATCAGACCAAAAGACTTTATTTGGATCTGCTGTTGTTCCAGCAGCCACAACAAAGTCACGCACAACCGTCACGTACTTAGCAGCAGGCGCAGCAGCGTCTAGGTTGTTGAAAGCAGCAGATGATCCAAGAGTAAACCCTTGGAGAATGTCCTTGCCGTTTGACATTATCAGCACATTGCCGAATAAAGCATGATCCCAAAAGTCTGTTGACGTATATGCAGAGACAATCCTCGACCTGTTATCGAGGTTAATTGTCGTGTCATTGAATAAGTATAATTTCGTTGAACCAGCAGCAAATAAATACTGCGTACCAGCAAACTTTACAGGTATTGATACATACAAATTTTGATCTGCTGCGTTGCTGATGTCTTCTGCTTCTTCCAAGGGTAGATAACCGACATTTGTCGGAATGACGTTCTTAGCCTCTGAAAGGTTAGAAGCAACCCCAGGTCTATCAGGCGTCCACTGATCGAACAGAATCTTCATCGCGCAGTCACCGACATTGTTAGCGGAGATGCACTGAACTCACCCCGATCATCCGACTCGCGTAGACCCAACAGGCCACGGTCATACATAGCCTGCCAAGTCGCAAGACGAGCATCATTCATCAGATACGGCTCGGCCTCGGCAAGACTTCCATACAACAGAAGGTCAGGGCAGTTAGCAAGAAAGACGTTAGACGTATTGGCGTCGCTCAGAAACGCAGGCGCAGCGTAGTACAGAAGAGGCACAGAATAGGTCGTGTCAGGCGTGGCACCAAACTTAATCGTACTCGACAGAATCGTGTAGTAGTTTGGCTTGTTCTGTTCGTATGTGCGACCGTTGCGCTCAAGGGTTGACGGTGTGAGATACGTCAACGTCCAGGTAGGGTCGCCATCGATATAGATGTTCTTGAGTTCAAGAAAGTCGCTCGGCAGATTGACCGTTGATGTGCCGCCAGTCGTGGTTAGCGTGGTCGACAATAGCATTTGCCGGATGCGTAGCTCACGGCGCAGGCGAATCTCAGCAAACTGGATAAAGTCAGGAATCTGACTTGTAAGGTCACTTCTTGCGAGATAGTTTGCGACGCTGGTCTTTAGGTCGC